GCTCCACCAGGATCCGGGTTTCCGGGTCGACGTCGGCCGGCAGCGGGTCGACGAGGTGGATCGTGGACGCGTCGGCGTCGATCCCGGTGTAGGCCAGCACCGATTCACCGATGCGCAACTGGCCGCCGTCGGCGGAGAAGTCGATCACCGACGCGACCGGGAGGTCCATGACCCCTGCCAGCACTTCGAACTCGGCAACGGTGCCCGCGGTGGTGGTGTCGACGCTCAGGACCTTTCCGCCCAACCCCATCAACGCCCCCTGATCTTGGCCTTCTGAACCGACCGTCGCTGGACATAGCCGATCGACATGGACGCGCCCGCCTTCAGCCCGAGGCTGAACCGGTCGAGGGCGAAGGTGAACGAGTAGTCCGTGGTCTTGACCTGGACGACGTCGTCGAGCTCGAGCACCGGAATCGGCATCGCATCGAAGGTCGCGTTCAGGGTTCCGGCGAGCCGGTAGGCCAGCTGAGTGTCCGCCCGCTCCTGGCACTCGGCCTTCGTGGTCAGGTCGCCGTCTTCGATGATCTCCGGGATGTGCCGGGCGTAGCCGTTCCGGCCGAGCGACTGCGCCGACAGCGGGTGCGACGCCGGCGCGTACGCGGTCGCTTCGACCGGCCGGGCGGCGCCGTTGGCGGTGGCGCCCTTGACGAGCACGATGTTGTAGACGTCGTCGATGTCGTAGTTGATCTCTGGCTCGGTCAGGATGTTCCCGCCTCGGCCGGTGGCGAAGGTGAAGATCGACCGCGACATCCACGGCCGCAGCTGCAGCCAGCCGGCGCCGTCGTAGTAGAACGACATCCCGGCCGCCATGCGCTTCGCCAGCGACCACACGTCGGTCTCCCGGGTCACGCCGTACGGATTCGCGGTCTTCTTCGCCCACTCGGCGAGGGACAGCTTCGTCTCGCCGACGTTCGTCATCAGCTCGTGGATCACTGACCGGCGGTAGCTGCCGATCGGGTAGTTCTTCGTCCGCCAGGCAGGCTTCTTGGCCAGGTGATCTTTGCCCATCAGTTCCAGCTGCACATCGGCGCCGGACCGGTTCATGGACACGATCGGCCCGGTGAAGATCGGGATCGACACGACCTGGTTGAACACCTCGTACGAGCGCGTCGAGTAGACGATCCTGATCATGCGGTCGTAGAACAGCTGCCCGTCGGTCGGGGACTTGCTGTCGAACGGCAGTTGACGGTCCTTGTCGAACAGCGTGAGGCTCGCCGACCGGGTCACCTCGGCGGTCTTGTCGGCGTTCACCTGCCCATCGACCAGCATGTCGCTGATGTCGGCGAGGACATTCTGAGCCATGTCCATGATCAAGATCTGGACCTGCAGGTTGTAGCTCGAAGACAACGACTTCAGGTAGGCGGCTTGGTCGGCTGCGGACAGGCGAGTCGGGTACACCGGACCTCCTAGAAGCCGAGCCGTGGCGTGTAGGTCAGGTCCCCGATCTGGAAGAAGTCGAACGAGACGGCGTACCGCTCGCCGTCCTCGCCGGGCATGTGCACCACGTTGACGTTCTGCATCACGATCGGGATCGTCATGTCGTCGGTGAACAGGAAGATCATCTGGCCGGCGTACGACTTCAGGTTGAGCATGTTGTTGTACCAGGTGCTGATCGACTCAGTCAGTCCGATGTGATCGAGGCCGCCGGTGATCTCACCGGTGATCTGGCCCTGGTAGCCGCGCATCCCCTGGGTGACGACGGCGACCGCCTCGGCGCCGAGCGGCTCGTACGTGGCGGACTGCTCGCCGAACTGCATCGTGCGCTGCTGGTCGTTGAAGATCGCGACCTTGCGGCTGCCGTCGCCGTCGAGCAGCCACGTGCCCGGGAACTGGTTCGTCTTCGTCACCGTCGGGTTCCCGGTGCTGGCCTTGCCGTTGACGACCGCCTGGACGGTGTAGGTGTTCGCGCGGCCCTTCACCGGGGTCCGGTCGAACCACCGGTTGTGGATGCCGTCGACGTAGGTGTCGTTGTCGGGGTCCAGGCCGGACGCGATGATCACGCCGTTCCGGGTGATCGAATACGAGTCGGGCGCGGTCGCCCGGTCCCACTCGATCATGATCCCGGGCCGAGGGTCGCTCGGGGTCGCGGTGAGGTTGGTGACGGGCGACGTGGCCGCCGAGTACTCGTAGGTGAACTCGCGGGACCGGAGCCGGTACACCTGCCCGTTCGGGACGGCCTCGCGGTTCTCCGCGTCCCAGACCCGGATGTCGACCAGGTAGGTGGCGTCCTTGATCGTGATCACGCCCGACGGGACGCCCATCCCGTCGGTCGTCGACGAGACGGTGCGGCCGCGGTGGAACACCGACACCCACCGGTCGTCGACCTCGCGGTAGATGTCGATCGAGTACGACGCCTGGCTGCCGCTGGTCACGTTCCAGGTGATCGGCGGGGTCGGCTCCTCGACGAAGTTGTTCGGTGGGAGTGGCGGGTTCTGGATCTCGACCGTCGGGAGCGGCTTGTACACGAACGCGACCGGGGCGGACCAGCCCGACCAGAGACCGGCGCCGTCCTGCACCATCACGCGCCAGTAGTAGGTCGTGCCCTGGGTCGCGGTGAACGCGGACCCGGTCAGGTCCCACTGCGGGGTGTCGACGGCCTGGTCCATGCTGTCGTAGACCGGACTGGTGAACGAGGTCGTGGTGGAGATCTGGACGCGGCACTGCGCCAGGTCGGTGTCGCCGGACACGTCGGTGTAGTCGAACCGCAGGATCGGCTGCTGGGTCGAGATGACCCGGCCGCCGGCGGGCGACAGCTGCGACGGCGCGTCGGGCTTGTCGGACCAGGTGATCTCGATCCACGGCCGGATCCCCGGGTTCGGGTGCTGCGGCGACATGAACCGGGGCGAGAAGTTCGGGTCGGTCCAGTCGGTGCGGACCTGGTAGCCGTACCACTTCGTGCCGTCCGAGATCGCCTGCATGTGGCTGGTGATGTCGAACACGAAGTCTGTCCGGTCAGGGTAGGAGCCGGGCTGGACCGACGTTCGCTCCGGGATCGTCGTGATCAAGTTCGTGGCCCGGGAGTTCCAGGTGACCTTGCCGTACGTGATCTGCTGGTTCAGCAGCCGCAGGTACAGCGTGATCGGGTTCCCGATCGGCTTGTTGTAGGCGTACAGGTGGAGCTTCGCCGAGGTGATCGTGGCGCCGAGCGGGAACGGCCGCGTGAAGTAGATGTAGGCGTAGGAGCCGCGGCCCGTGATGTTCTTCACGTAGACCGATGCGCCGGCGTCGTAGTTCTGCGTCGGGTTGAACTGGTCAACGTACGTCGACAGCAGGTTGATCAACTTGGCGGTGCCCACCTACTTCCCCCTCATCCTGTCGATCGTGCGGTCGAACCGGTCTTCCTGCCGGGTCTCGTCCCGGGCCAGGCCGCGGATGTACGCCTTCCCGGACGCGGTGATGTCGAGCTCGCCGTGGACCATCCGGGACGACGCGCCGTCGCCCCCGGCGCCGCTCGCGTCGACGGGCGTGCAGGTTCGGGACGTGATCCCCTTCGCCTTCAGCAGGTCGGCTGTCTGGCGGGCGTTCGTGACCTGTTCGCCGCCGTTGAACCAGACGAGCTCAGGTCCGTCCTCGCCGACGACCGCCGGGCCGGCGGGCGCGTTCCTCGTGCCCGAGGCGAAGAACGACAGGTGGACGTGATCCTTGTGCTGCTGCGACAGCGACCCGCCGCCGCCGTACCGGGTGTACCGGCGCCACTCGCCGACCCCGTCGCGCTGCAGGTTCCAAATCCGGTTCCAGCTGATCATGTAGTTGATGGCGAGCCGGCGGGCGTTCGCCCACACGAACTGGGCGATCGCGTTGTGCTGCGAGAGGTCGGAGGTCATGAAGTCCAGCGCCTTCGTCTCCGACGGGTCGTGGCCCGGGTAGGTGCTGATCGAGGAGATCCCGAACTTCGGGCCGATCTCGGCGGCGGCGGCACGGGTGATCGCGCTCGTGCTGCCGGACACGTTGCCCGAACCGGCTCCGAAGTTGCCTGCGGTTCCCTGCCCGGCCATCGACTTCACCGACTGGTGCAGGTAGTCGACGAGGCCGTGCGGGATGCCGCGGAGCAGCTTGCCGATGCCGGTGTTCGGGACGTCCTTGAGGACGCCGTCGATCGCGCCCTTCAGCTTGTCGCGGGCGGTGTCGAGGACCCAGCCGAGCGGGTTCAGGCCGGACTCCGAGCTTCCCTCCGAGCCGGACGCGGACTGCGGGGCGCCGGTGAGGTAGTTCAGCGTGAACTGCCGGTTCGCGGCCGAGCCGAAGCCGCCGGCGCCGTTGACCTCGACGTGGAGGTGGTTGCCGGTGGATCGGCCGGTCGAGCCGACCTCGGCGATCGTCTGCCCGGCACGGACGGACTGCCCGGCCTGGACGAGGATCCGGCTGGTGTGACCGTAGACCGCCTTCAGCCCGTCGCTGAGCCGTTGGAACACAGCCTGGCCGAAGCCGCGGCCCCAGCCGGTGTAGTCGATCGTGCCGTTGTCGATCGCGAAGATCGGGTCCCCGGCCGGGCGCGGGATGTCGACGCCGGAATGGCCCCGGTAGTTCGGCGACAGCTGCCGCGACGTGGCCGGCCACACGACGCCGCCACGCGCCTTGCCTTCGCCGATCCGCTTCCGGAACCCGGCCGCGGTGCCGCCGCCGAGGACGTGCCGGTTCAGCGCCAGCAGCCGGTTCGTCTCGTACGGGTCGAGCGCCTCGGTGATCGTGACGCCTTCACCGCGGCGCATCGGCACCAGCTGGTCGTCACCCTGCCGCCAGGTCGACGTGCCGGGCAGGATGCCGCCGCGGTCGAACCCGGCCGGCAGCGTCATCGGCGCCAGCTTCCAGTCCTCGTTCGCGAACGGGATCAGGCCGACCAGGTCGTTGAACGACTTGATCAGGCCCTTGTTGATCACGTCCTCGACGATGAACCGGATCGGCTTCTTCGCGAGCTCCTGCAGGCCCAGCCAGATCTTGCCGATCTGGTCGACGGCCTTGGTGAAGATCGACGGGATGCCGTTGTTCTTGTCGAACGCGCCGCGGATGAAGTCGCGGACCTTGCGGAGGATGTCGGTGATCTTGGTGCGCAGCGTGCCGAACGCGCCCGGGATGGTGACCTTGAAGAAGTTCACGAGGCGGTCGACGACCGGCTTGATCCGGTCGTACCAGAACCCGCGGATCACGCTGATCACGGCGGACAGCGCGCCGGCCGCCTTCGACCGCATCAGGTTGAACGCGGCCGGGATCGTGACCCGGAAGAAGTTGACCAGCCGGTCCACGACCGGCTTCAGCTTGCTGTTCCAGAACGACCGAACCGCGCCGACGACGAAGTTGAAGACGGTCTGCGCGGCGCGCTTGAAGAAGTTGAACGCGCCGCCGATCACGGTCGTGAAGAACCCGACGATCGCGCCGACGATCGTGCCGATGATGTTCTTCGCGCCGTCGATGATCGACACGACGATCTTGAACACGCCGCCGACGATCTGCTTCAGACCTTCGCCGGCCTTCTCCCAGTCACCGGTGAGGATGCCGGTTACGGTCTTGATCAAACCGTCGATGATCTTGAACGCGCCGTCGATGACGCCGACGATGGTGCCGAACAGCGCAGAGATGATCGGGAGGACGATCGGGCCGACGCGCTCCCACACGGCGGTGATCAACCCGGCCACGCCGGAGATGATCGAACCGAGGGTCTGGAACGCGGACTGGATCGTCGGCATGTTCTGCTCGATCGCCGCGAGCAGCGTGGTGACGATCTGCGACACGATCGGGATCACGGCGTTCAGGACCTGCCCGACCGCGGAGCCGATCGAGGCGAGGGTCGGCAGCAGGGTCTGCACGAGCCGCCCGATCGTCGGCAGCAGTTGCGACACGATGTCGCCGATCGCCGCGAATACGGTCTTCTGCAGTTGCTGGAACACCGGCGCCAGCGACTTCACCGCGGCGAACAGGTTCCCGAGGAACGGGCCGACCGCCGGCGCGAGGGACTTGAACAGGCCGAGCCAGTTGTCGAGCACGCCGGAGATCAGCGGGCCGACCGAGTCGAAGATGCTGCGGGCCGTCGCGCCGGCGTCGATGATCTCGTTCATGAACGGGACGTCGACGTCGGCGCCCTCGCCGGTGAACGAGCCGATGAACAGCTTCGCGCTGTCGGTCGCGGTCTGCCAGACCGGGGCCAGCCGGCCGCCCCAGTCGACGACGGACTTGATCCCGACCGCGAGTTGGTTCATGGCCGGTCCGACCAGAGCGGTCGCGCCGCCGATGACGTCCTTGATGATCGGCAGCGCGGGCGCCAGTGCGACCGCCAGGCCCTGGCCGAACGTGTCCTTCAGCGTGGAGGCCATGCCGGTCAGGGACTCGGACTGCTTGTCCATCAGGCCGTTGAACCGCTCGAGGCCCTTGCCGGACTCGAGCGCCTTCATCATTGCGTCGAGCTCGGCCTTGCCGAGCTTCCCGGCGCTGGCGAGCTTGGTGACCTCCGCCTTGGACTTCCCGGTCGCGGCGGCGAGCAGGTCGTACACGGGGATGCCGGCGTCGCGCAGCTGGTTCAGGTCTTCGGCGGTGATCCGCTGCGCGGCGTTCATCTGCTGCAGCGCGACGGTGGCGCGGTCGATGCCCTCGGCGCCGGTGCCCATGCCGGACGTGACGTTGCCGAGCGTGGTCATGATCGGGATGACCTTGCGCGAGTCGATCCCGGCCGCGATCAGCTGCGACGCCGACTCCTGCAGGCCAGGCAGTTCGAACGGGGTCTTCGCCGCGAACGCCTGCATCTCCTGGATGAAGGACTGTGCCTTCTCGGCCGAGCCGAGCATCGTCGTGAACGAGATCGCGGCCTGCTCGTTCTGGCCGGCGACCTCGAGTCCGAACGACGCGACGGTGCCGAGGCCGACCGCGGCCAGCGCAGCGCCGGCCGTCGACACGAACCCGCGGATCGAGTTGGTGGCGTTCGAGGTGAACGAAGACCCGAAGGCCGACCCGGCGGACAGGCCTGCCGAAGCGGCGGACCTCGAGATCCCGGAGAGCCGCGTACCGATCGCGGACGCCGCAGACCGGCCCGCGTTGCCCGCGCCCTTGACCAGGCCAGAGAACGAGACACCCTTCAGCCGCTTGCCGAGGTTCAGCAGCGACCGGCCGGCGCCGTCGGACGCCCGGCTGAGCTCGGCGAGTTCACGCGTCGCCGCTTCCTGCTGCTGCTCGTTCGCCTTCATCGCCGCCGCGGTGCGCCCTTGCGCGTCCCGCAGGGCCCTCTGCGACTTCACCAACCGGTCCTCGACCGAGAGAATCTGCGACGCCTTCGCCTTGCCGGACGCCCTGAGCTCCTGGAGCTTGTTCTCCTCGATCTGCAGCTTCCGGGTGGCGTCGGCCTCGGCCTCCCGGGCCTGCTCGACCTCCTTCGCCGACGCCTTCGCCGCGGCGGCGATCCGCTTCTGCGTGGCCTCGATCCCCGAGGACGCGCTCTTGCCCTTGCCGAACGCCGACCCGAACGTCTTAGCGGCCGCGACGCCGGCGCGCTCCGCGATCTTGTCCGCCCCGGCGAACGCCTTGTTGAGCTCGGCCCCGATGATCTTGGGACCGTTCCGGAACGACGGAACGAGGGAGACGAATGCTGCGCCCACTTCGTCGGCCACAAGATCACCCGTCTCCCTCGTTCAGTTGTGTTCTCGGATCGCTCTCTGCTCGCCCTCGCGGACCCAATCCAGGGGGTCCTCGTACAGGACCGCTTCCGGATCCGGGGCTTCCTCCGGATCCGGCACGGCGACGAGATGCGGCCCGTCGGACGGCCGTTCCCAGCCGAGCCAGTCGGCCATGTCGTCGATCGCGATCGGGTCCTTGCCGTACCGCTCGGGCCGGGTCCCGGGCCGCTCGATCGGCTTCGGGTACGGGTTCCGCGACTTCTTGCCGCCCGACGTCAGCCAGTTGTTCACGGCCAGGTCGTCCGCGATCCGCGCGAGCAGTTGGGCCTTGAGGTCCCACACGTAGTCGTTGCCGTCGATCGCCCGCGACACAGCCGACCCGGTCGGCTGCTGCCCGATGATCACCTTCAGATCGCGCCAGGTGAGATCGTCAGTGCCGAGGTAGTCGAGCCTCAGGCCGTGGGTGATCAGGTCGTACTCGACGGCCTCCTGGTGCCGATCGATCAGGTTCAGGAGGCCGAAGATTCCGGGAGCGTCACCCCGGAGTCCTGCTGCCAACCCTTCGAGAATTCCTCGAACTCGTCGAGGTCGAGGCTGTCGAACAGGGCGAGTTGATCTTCGTCGAGCAGATCCTCGATCAGCATGAACGTCAGGTCCATCTCGGACAGGTGCCGGTTCTTCCGCAGCCAGCCGGTCTTGGCGGCCTTCTTGAACGGAGGAAGGACGATCTCGCTGTCGCCGACGCGGTACCGGTACGGTTCGATCTTCGACAGATGATCTTGGGGTTGCTTGACAGCCATGGCTTGACCAGCCCTCTCATGGTGTGGTTCCGGCCCGTGGGGTGCAGCGGCGGCGGGAGGGGGCCGGTCAGGTTTCTCCCGCCGCCGGATCGTGGGGATTAGGCCGACGGGCGGCCGTCGTCCATGTACTTGTAGGCGTTGTTGCCGGATGCGTCCGGGAACGCCTCGACGGTGACCTGGTAGGCGACGACGTCGGCGTCGTTGTAGGTCACTTCGCCGACCTCGGTGATCTGGCCGTCGGGGACGACGATCCGGATCTTCGCGGCACCGTCGCGGATTTCGAACACGTAGCTCTTGTGCGGGAGCTGCTTCGAGTTGATCTTGATGGCCTGCAGGGTGCCGACGGTCGGCGTGGCCGCGGTGGTGGTGACGTTGTCGTCGCCGTAGGTCGCCTTCAGCGCGTCGCTGTTCAGCGCCTCGATGAACGAGAACTGGTAGGTGACCGAGAACTCGGACTGGACGATCTTGACGGTGTCCCCGCCCCAGGCCTTGATCTTCTCGGTCGAGCGGTCGGTGGCCTCGGTGACGCCGTCCTCGCCGATGTAGCCTGCGCCCTTGAACGCGGCGTTCAGCGCGACCGTCGTGTCGGTCGGCAGCGCGGTCGCGAGCGGGGCGATGAGGAGGCCGCCGGTTGCGAGCGGCTTGCCGCTGACCACGTTTCCAACGGTGTTGACCATGGTGGTCGATTCCTTTCAGGAGAGTGACCGGCCCCTGATTGGATGGCCCACCGTGGGTGGGTTCTTGCGGCCTCGTCGCGGCGGCGTCGAGGAGATCAGTCGGCCGGCTACTCGCTGGCCTTCGTCCAGCCCTGGGTCTCCCAGTCGGAGACCTTGTCCTCGGCGACGTCCTGGAACACCCCCTCGAGGGTCGGGTGCTGCAGCTTCACGGTCTTCGTCTTGGCCGGCGTCGGATCGGCCTGGGCGGCCGGGGCCTGCGCGGCGGCGGCCGGGCGCTGGGTCTCGCTCATGGTTGTTCTCGCTTTCGGGGATGGATTTCGAGGTCGTCGCAGTGCAGCGTCAAGATCAACACCGGACGGGTGGACGCGTTCTGGATGTCGACGGCGGTCAGCTTCCACGGGAACACCCGGCCGTCGATCGTCAGCCCTTCGATCGGGTCGATCACGACCTTCCCCGCCGGGCCCGGAGCGGGCTGCGGCGCGGGGTCGTCCGGGTGCGGGTTGAAGAACGGCATCAGGTGATCTCCGATCCGTAGATGATCAACTCGGCCGACGAGTAGACGTGCGGCCGGTCGTCCGGTTCGGGTACCGAGACGGGCGTGGTCTGGTTGAACACCTTGATCACCGGGGCGCCGATCGCCGCGTCGAACAGACCCGCGTTGATCAAGATCGCGAGGGTCTTGGTGTCGTCGAAGCTGGTGCCGTTGTTCGGGCCGTACACATTGATCCCGATGCGGACCTGCCAGCGCGCGACGTCGAGCCGGCGGCCGCCGTCGTCGCGGACAGTCACGACCCAGTCGGGCATTTCGGCCGGACGGCGGCGGTCGACGTGCACGTCCTGCGCGAACGGCTCCGGCCGGCTGTCGAGGAACGCCCGGACCATGCCGGTGCAGATGAGCTCGACGTCCGGTTCGACGATCAGCGCCATCTCAGGGCCCTCGACAGGATCCCGAGCTCGGCTTCGAGGTAGACCGCATACTCGACATCGGAGCCGACCCGGGCCACGACGCGGTCGGTGCGGCCGACCTCGAGTCGGAGGCTGTTCCGGTATCGCCCGGTCCGGACGGGCGCCGCGGCGCGTGCCCCGGCCAGCACGCGCTCGCCGGGGTCGGTCACGGCGCGTTCGGCCGTCCGGGAGTTCAGCAGCCGGCGGACCGCGCGCCGGTCGACCTTGAAGGTGACCCGGGCCATCACCCCTCCTTGATCTTGGCGGCGATGACGCGTCCGGCCTGCCACCCGGTGAACGGGTTCTCCCAGTCGAACGGGCGGCCGACGATCTCGCAGGTCAGCCCGCGGATGATCACCCTGTCCCGGGCCGTTACGTCCGCCCCGTACGGCAGGGACGCCTTGAAGTCCGACAACACCGGGGTACCGCCGGTCTCCAGCGGTTCATCGGACCCGCCGTCCCAGACGACACAGCCGTCGATCGGCAGCGCGTCAGGGTTGGTCCAGTCGATCCCGGTCGGCTTCCCGGAGTACGGGTCGAGGATCGGTGTGCCGCGGAGCCGGGTGACGGTCTCCATCAGTACCGCTCCGACCCCAGCTGGACCGACACCATCCCATTCCCGCACCGGTACGGTGCGAGGCGGGTCTTGAACGCGGCGGTGAGGTACGGGCCGGGCGAGGTCGCACCCGGTGCGAAGGACACCGAGTGCGGCCCCGTGGCCATCGTCTGCGTCTCAGGCAGCAGCACCGTCGGGCGGCTCAGGACGTTCGCCGCCATCTCCGCCACCACCCGAGTGATCGGCCCCGGTGTCGGCGTCGGGATCGGGCACGGATGCAGATGCCCCGTCACCAGATCCGACGCCTGATCGATCAGCGCGCCGACGCGTGCCGCCTCGTTTGCCGTCAGGCTGCGCCCCAGCGCGGCCTCGACGTCGGCCTGAGTTGCCAGCATCGCGTGCCCCTTCCTCGTCCCAGTTGGGATCCGCGGTGACGAGCGCGGCCAGCAGGGTGCCCTCCTGCACCGGGATGGCCGCGCCTGTCTCCTTGTGTCGGAACCGCATTACGGGGTGACGTCCGGAGTGACGGCGCCGACCGGCACCTTGTTCGCGCCGGCCGGAGTCGCGGCGGTGCCGAGCACGTACGCGTACCGGGCCTTCAGCCGGAGCGCGACCATGTCCCGCTCGGCCAGGTTGATCTGGTTGGCGCCGGTGCCCAGGGTGGCCTGGTCGAGGAACTTCACGGTGATGTCCTGCCGGACGCCGATCTTCACCCGGGAGCTGTCGACGATGATCGCCGCGGCCGACGCCGGGTCCCAGGCGCCGTTCCGGTTGAAGTAGGTGTTGAAGCCGTTGAAGCTTTCGGCGCGGAACACCGGGTCGCCGTTCGCGTTGCGCAGGTTCGCGACCTTGAAGCGCAGCGACAGGGACGACAGCAGCGTGTCCGGCTGCCAGCCGGCATTCGCGACCAGCTCGGCGACCTTGTTCGTCGAGCCGACGAGGTCGTTCTCGTTCGCGTCGCCGTCGACGACCGCGTTCACCTGCGCGGCCGCGATCGCCGCCGGCAGCAGCGCCGCCGACACCCAGGAGGCGGGCTTGTCGATGCCGAAGATCACGGCCTGGTCGAGCTTCTTGCCCATGGCCTGCCCACCGAGGCGGGCGATTTCGGTCAGCGTGTCGGCGGTGGCATCGTCGACCACGTTCTCGTGGACCGGGATGATCACGGCGACCTCCTCGGCGACCAGCGTGCGGTCGGCCCAGGTGACCTCAGACTGCGGCTTCACGCCCGTCGGGTCGGTCGCCGACTCCGACACCCAGCCGGCGTTGGGCAGGGTCGCCAGGACCGGCATGTGCGTGGTCTTGGTGCCCATGTTGGTCGTGGGGAACGCCGACAGCACGGTCGACGCCTCCACAGCGGCCGCGAGCAGATCCTGCGAGTACGCCTCCTGGATCAGGGTGGCGACCTCAGCACGAGAGATGTCTGCCATTTACAGACTCCGTTCTTGTGATGGGTCCGCGGAGGACGTCCCTCGCGCGGGTCGTGTTAGCCCCCAGCCCGCATGCGGCGCAGCGCCGCGGCAGCTGCGTCCTTGGGGCTGAGGTTGGTGTCGCCGGCGCCCGTGGCGCCGGACTTGAACCCGTCCCCCGAGGTCGAGGTGGCGGGCGGTTTCGGGGCGGGTGACTTCTGCGAGTCACGCCACGCGATGAGCTCGTCAGCGGACGCTTCGAGCTCTTCCTTCGTGGTCCCGGTGAGAGACCCGGCCGGCACGCCCTTCTCGCGGGCGACGTCGGACCGCAGCCGTCCGTGCTCGGCCTGCGCGGCGCGCGTCTCGGCGGCCTCGCGTGCTTCGCGTTCGCGCTGCAGTTCGGTCTTGCTGGCCTGCTCGATCTCGTCGAGCTTCTCGGCCTTCGCCTTGTAGTCGGCGTGGCCGGCGTACTGCGCCTTCACCCGGGCCACTCGCTGGCCGATGATCTTGTCGAGATCGGCCTGGGAGGTGATCGGTTCGAAGGTCGTTTCCTTGACCGTGTCGCCGGCCCAGTCGACCGTCTTGGTGGTCTCGGAATTGCCGTCGTCCGCAGGTGCGGGCGCCGTGGTTGGTTCTGACATATCTGTC